ATTAGCAAAAGGAACAAAGCAAATGCCTAGTGGTAAGGGAACTTATGGAACCAAGGCTGGTCGTCCTCCCAAGAAGAAGCCAGTTATGACTAAGAAGCAAAAGACATTACCAACTGCTTTGAAGAAAAAGATTGTAAAGTCTAGTTCAAGTGGTTCTGGCGGGTATTAGTATGGCTGTTAATGCTGCTGGCAATTACACTAAACCCACAATGCGGAAGTCTTTGTTTAAGCGGATCAAGGCTGCGAATGTGCAGGGTACTGCTGCTGGCAAGTGGTCGGCGCGTAAAGCTCAGTTGTTAGCCAAGCGCTATAAGGCTGCTGGTGGGGGTTACACATGAAGAAGACATTATTAAATAAGGGCCAAGAGACTACGTTGAAAAAGCATAGTGTTCATCATAAGAAGAAGCATATGTCTATGATGAGGGCGCTTATGCGTAAGGGCGTTTCTTTTTCTGCGGCTCATAAGAAGGCTCAGAAAGAAGTAGGAACTTGAAGAAGCCTCAGAGGTCATTATTAAATTGGGGCAAGCAAGATTGGCGCACCAAGTCGGGCAAGCGATCTAGTGACACTGGTGAACGGTACTTACCTAGTAAAGCTATTTCTGCTCTTAGTGATTCTGAATATGCATCTACAACCGCAGCTAAACGAAAGGGCAAGGCTAAGGGCAAGCAGTTTGTGGCTCAACCGAAAGCTATTGCTAAGAAGGTAAGGAAATATCGGACATGAGTTTCATATCCACACTGTCTTCTTCTGAGCTTGTTGTATTGCGCGAGATGGTACGCAAGGTTCATTTAACTTATGTACCTTTGGACTTTGCTACTGACAGGGAATGCGACAAGATGATTGATGGCATGGCCCCAGAGACTGTTGATAAGATGCTGAGGTTTGGCAGACAGTATTGTGGTTGATTTTAAATACAAGCCAGATGGAGAAACACTAAAGACCTTTATGAAAGACAACACGTTCTTTCGTGGCATTCGCGGCCCTGTCGGTTCTGGCAAGTCTGTTGGTTGTTGCATTGAGGTTTTTCGTCGCGCTTTAGCGCAAGATAAGAACCAGCACGGAATAAGAAGAAGTCGCTGGGCTATCATTCGTAATACCAACCCCCAGCTTAGAACCACTACCATTAAGACTTGGCTTGATTGGTTTCCAGAAAGCGATTGGGGTAAGTTTACTTGGTCGGTTCCTTATACTCACCACATTAAAAAGGGTGACATTGATCTTGAGGTTTTGTTCTTAGCTCTTGATAGACCGGAAGATGTTAAGAAACTTCTTTCTTTGGAGCTTACTGGCATTTGGGTTAATGAAGCTAGGGAAATACCCAAGTCAATTATGGATGCTTGCACTATGCGCGTTGGTCGTTTCCCATCTATGCGAGAAGGTGGGCCATCTTGGACAGGAGTTATTGCGGATACTAACGCGCCAGAGGAAGATCACTGGTGGCCTATCATGTCTGGCGAGGTTCCTATTCCAGATCATATACCGCGAGAGCAAGCCAAGATGTTAGTAAAGCCAACCAACTGGTGCTTCTTTACTCAACCGTCTGGCATGATGGAAGTTAAAGATGAGAATGGTGACATTGATAGGTATGAGCCTAGCAAGACTGCCGAGAATACAAAGAACATGATGGGTTCTTACTATCCTAATCTTATTCAAGGTAAGACTAAGAGTTGGATAGATGTTTATGTTATGAACAAGTTAGGTTCTATTCAAGACGGAAAGCCAATCTATCCTATGTTTGTTACTGATACACACGTTGCTAAAGAAGAAATACCTGTTGCTGCTGGCTATCCTTTGTACATTGGCTTGGACTTTGGACTAACCCCTGCGGCTACTATGGGTCAGAAGGTTCGCGGAAGGTGGTTTATTCAAGATGAAGTTGTTGCGTTTGACATGGGCATCGTTAGATTTGCGGAGGTTCTTCGTGAGCAGATTGCTACTAGGTTTTCTCAGTGTTCCGAAGTTATTATTTATGGTGATCCTGCGGGTGACTTTCGGGCGCAAACCGACGAGTCTACCCCTTTCCACATACTTAGAGGTGCTGGCCTTAGAGCATTCCCCGCCCCATCTAATTCCGTGGACTTGCGGCTTGAGTCGGTTTCTTCACAGCTTACCAAGATGGCGGAAGGGAAACCCGCCTTCTTAGTTGATCGTCGTTGCACTCAGCTTATTAAAGGTTTTGAGGGCGGGTATCAGTATCGCCGCATGGAAGTATCTGGTGAGCGATATGCAGATAAGCCTGATAAGAATATGTTTAGTCACATACATGACGCCCTACAGTATCAACTTCTTGGAGCAGGGGAGGGGAGGGCCTTGATGAATAATCAGAAGGCAGCTAAACCTACCATTGCCAAGAGGGACTTTGATGTATTCTCCAAACGCAGTGGGCCAAGGCGTAGGCAAGGACTATGGGCGCGCATGTAATTGTGCGTTGCTGATTGTTCTTTAATGTGATTATCGCTTGGCAACCAAGGAGATTAGTATGTGCAAGAAAGCATTAAAATCAGTATTTAGGCCAATCAAAAAGGCTGCTGCTAAGTTAGAGCAAATTGGAACAGGCGGCTCTACTAATGTTTTTGGTATTGGAGAGTTTGAACCAACAGGGCCTTCTGGCCCATCTGCTGCTGATATTGCAAAACAAGAAGCTGATGCTGCTGCAAAAATAGCTGCCGAAGAAAAGGCTGTGGCTAAAGATGCGGCTACTGAAAAAGCCATTGCTAATGAAAAGCGTTTAAATAAAGAGGCTGCTGCTAGGCAAGCTGCTGCTGCTGCAAAAACTGTTTCCGCCACTGTCACTGCAACTGCTGACACCCTTGCAAAAAAAGCTCCAACAACGATTGACACATCTGGTAAGGATGTACCGACTACCGCTTCTCTTTCTTCTAAGCCTACCGTTAAGGCAAAGCCTAAGCCTAAGTCCTTAATTAAAACAGGGGCCGTGGATCAGGAACAGGAAATGATGCTAAAATCTCGGCAGGGGAGGCGGCAGGGGGCGCGAGGTCGGCGATCTTTACTCACTGGCTCTACTGCTGCTGGCTTCTATAATAGGTTTATTTCATAATGATAACTGATCCCATAGCAAAGAATTACCTTGAGCATTACGAAAAGGCCAAGGCAAAGCGTGAGAACTTCATTCCCCTTTTTGAAGAGTGCTATGAGTATTCACTTCCGCAACGTGAGTCCTTCTATGCGGAAACGGCTGGACAGCGGCGGGATGATAAAATCTTTGACGAGACTGCTGTTGTTGGCGTTCAAGAGTTTGCTTCCCGATTGCAGTCGGGCTTAGTTCCTAACTTTGCTAGATGGGCAGATATGACTGCTGGCTCTGAAGTTCCAAAAGAACAACGTGACGCAGTTAATAATGATCTTGATGAAGTAACTGAATACATCTTTGAGGTAATCCAGAACTCTAACTTCTCTCAAGAGGTTCATGAGTCCTTCATGGATTTAGCTGTTGGTACTGGTGTTTTGGTTGCGGAAGAAGGGGACGCAATAAATCCTATTAGGTTTGCGGCTATCCCCCTGCCCCACGTTGTTCTTGATACTGGGCCTGATGATCGTATTGATCATGTGTATAGAGAGCGGAAGGGGATACGATTTAATCAGTTAGAAATTCTATATCCTGATGCAGTTCTAAATGACCAGATAAAAGGGCAGATGTCTTCTGGTGGAAACAATACCACTACTGTTCTTGAGCTTGTAGTTCGTGATTATTCTCGCAGGAATGAAGAGGCTTATATTAGTTATGCTTTTTGCTTAACAACTAAGAGTGTTATTTATAGCAATAATTTAATTGGCATTGGGTCTAATCCGTTTATTTGTTTCCGCTGGGCTAAGTGCGCTGGGGAAGTGTATGGGCGTGGCCCACTTATTAATGCGCTATCGGCAATTAAGACAACGAACCTAACCATTGAGCTTATTCTTGAGAATGCACAGATGGCTATCTCTGGCATTTATCAAATGGATGATGATGGCATTGTAAATCCAGATACCATATCTTTGGTTCCGGGATCTATAATACCAAAGGCTATTGGCTCTGGTGGATTACAACCTATTCAAGCGGCTGGCAACTTTGATGTAGCTCAGCTTATACTTTCGGATATGCGCTTAAATATTAAACGTGCATTGTATAATGATATGCTTGGGAATCCTGATAAAACCCCTGCTACTGCAACTGAGGTTGCAGAACGTATGGCTGATTTATCTCGTCGTATTGGCTCTGCGTTTGGTAGATTACAAGCCGAGTTGGTGCAGCCAGTATTGCAGCGAGTTGTTTACATACTTAAAAAGCAAGGACGTATAGAAATACCTACGGTTAATGGTCGTGAGGTTAAGGTTAAGTCTATATCTCCTCTTGCACAAGCACAGGCAAATCAAGACATTTCTTCTGTAGCTCGTTTTCTAGAGCTTGTTCTAAGCACCTTTGGGCCAGAGGTTCTTAACCTACTTATTAACTCTGAGGAAACAGCAGCGCATCTTGCTAAGAAGTTTGGCGTACCTGACGCCTTGATTCGTGATCCCGAAGAGCGTAAGCAAATAGTTGCAATGGCGCAGCAAATGCAGCAGCAACAAATGCAGCAACAGCAAGCTATGCCAGAGGAACAACAACAGGAGATATAATGGCTGCTTCAAAAGCAAACATTGGAATTGATGGTTATCAAAGAGCCGCAGGTAATGACAAAGAAATCAGTTTAGTTGTAGCTCAACTATTTGGAACAGATTCTGGACAGGCGGTTTTAAAGTATTTAAAATCAATTACGATACAACAAGTGCATGGCCCCAACGTAACTACAGAAGAGTTGCGTCATATGGAAGGCCAGAGATATATTGTTGCTTTGATTGAATCACGAATAAACCACGCACATAAGGTAAAGAATAATGTCTGAGTCTTTATTAAATGAATCGTCTGAACCCACAGAAACAGTTAGCGAAGTTACGCAAACGCAAACCGATAGACCGAATTGGTTGCCTGAGAAATTTAACTCGCCAGAGGATTTGGGCAAGGCGTACAATGAATTATCTACGAAGCTGGGTTCAAAGGAAGAAGACCTAAAGGCAGCTTGGCAAGAGGAAATGCAACAGGCTGCATACGCTGATCGCCCTGCCACTAAAGGAGATTACATACTTCCTGATAGTATTGATCCAGAATCAGCAGTTGATAACCAATTACTTGAGTGGTGGTCGGAACATTCTTTTGAAAGCGGCCTTGGTCAAGAAGAGTTTCAAAAAGGCATTGAGCTATTTGCTGATGTTCTTGAGGGAACCCAACCTGATCTTGAGGCTGAAGCCAAGCTACTTGGTGATTCTTCGGGTGATAGAATTGAGGCCGCTAGTCTTTTTGCTAATCAGTTTTTCCCAGAAGAAAGTTTAGATGCAGTAGAACGTATGTGTGAGAGCGCTGGTGGTATTGTTGCGCTTGAACATATTATGGAAAAGATGAAGTCTCCATCATTTATGGGTAACACTTCCCCTACTACGCAACTTACTGAGGACTCTCTTCGCACTATGCAAAACGATGAGCGTTATTGGAATCCACAAAAACGTGATCCTCAGTACGTTAAACAAGTTCAAGAGTCTTACCAGAAGCTATATGGTTAAACCTTTATTTAGTCATGGGGGCTTTGATTTAGTTCCCATGCAGAAACGTCACATAGTTCCATTTTTAAATGATATGGCAGCTTATAATATTGCTGAATATCAAGATGAATCTGATAATTTGCTTTCTATTTTAATAGACATGCAGAAGCATGAGGACTGTTTTGTTGTTGAAAAGAACGGCAGTCCTATTCAAATAGTTGGTGTGCAGGCGATTGGAAATCAACAGTCTCAAATGTGGTCAATGTTTACAAACGAAATGGAAAGAAGTTGGATAGGCGTCGTTAAATTTTCCCCAAGAATAATATCTTATATTCACCAAACATACTATGAGATTCATCTTTCAGTAAATGCTGAAGATTTAGGCGTAATCAAATGGATGATATGGCTGGGGTTTTTTATATCTAGCACCGTTGAGGACGAGTCTGGAGATACCTATGTTCAATTTGTGCGTTGCAATCCTGATAGAAAGAATGTTTACGCTCTATCATCACGGCCCGTAATGCACTGAGTAGCCCGTTAGGATACCTACGTTGAGGATGCAGAAGGATACCCAAGGTACAAATGCAACCTTAATAAAGGACTCTTGAAATGGCTAATACAATAGATACAGCCTTCATCAAGCAGTTTGAATCCGATGTGCATTTAGCATATCAACGTATGGGTTCTAAGCTGCGGAATACGGTTCGTACTGCAAACGCTACTGCGTCTGTTGTTCGGTTCCAAAAGATTGGTGCTGGCGTAGCCACTACCAAATCTCGCAATGGTAATGTCACTCCGATGGAATTGGCGCACACCACTGTTGAAGCAACAATGACTGACTTCTATGCTCCTGAGTATATTGATAAGCTGGACGAGTTGAAGACTAACATCAACGAGCGTCAAGCTGTTGCTCAATCTGCTGCTGCTGCTCTT